TTTACGGAGAATGGGAATGAAGCCCAGTTATCTGTATTTAGCATTATTTTCCTTTCGTTTGGTTATGTCGCTATTATAAACTAAACTACTGACAATTTCTATTTGAGTATCGGCGTGTCGCAAATTATTTTTGTGATGAATCTCACAAATTTCAAGGGTGTTTTGAACTTGACGTAAAGCGATCTGCGCCCCCACAGCTCTTGCGGGCGGGCGCTCAGTCCCAATTCATAATTTTACCGACTGCGGTTTTTTTATGTTTTCGTTTTCGTGAATAAGTTTTTTTACTAGGAATTGGAGTCGCCGCATTACTGCGGCGAATTTCCAAAACTTTTTTTATTCTTTCTTTATTTTGTAATTTCATTTTTATTTCCTAACTACTGAAATTTGGAATTTTGTAATTGCTGGCTTTGTGAAATTTCACAACATCAAATCTGTCATTATCTTTCGCAAACATTTCTGCGAAATCATTTACCATTTTAGAAAATACAGCAGGGTGAGTTTTATCTGAAACATACCGCAGAATTTCTGCGGTAGCGATATAATCTTTGCGAGTCATCATTTTACTAAATCACACTCCACAACATCAAAAACATCAAACTTGACCAAATCGCTATCAGGCAATTGGTAGAGAATTTTATTGAGAGCAAAAACCGCTTCTAAATCGGTTTCCGCCTCAGTAATAAACGAGATTAGAACATTTTTTTTCATTAGTCATTTTCCTTTACAAATAGAGAGCCGTCAAAATCAGAAGTAGGATTACAGTCGCAAGGTTCAATATTATAATCCTCGTTTCCGCCATAGAATAGCCAACCCTTGCCGTAGCAAGTGTCGCAGTCAAAAGATAGAGTTTTTATTACTTTCATTTTAGTTTTCCTTTCGTTGTGTTTCGGTAATTGTAGCATTAGCCACCGACAAAATAGCGGCTAGGTTATTAGAGCGTTTTTCTTTAGTTTCTGCCAAACGCTGGGCGATCACATACGCCTTGAATTCATCTAGTTTCATAGAGGTAGAATTTCCTTTCCATAGTAGCCAACGGCTTCAACAATATTTACGACACCTTTATATTCTCCGCAACCGAAACAAATTCGGGTTTCTTTACTCATAGTTTCTGAGCAGAATACGCAGATATTTTCTTGAAGTGAGAAACCTAATTCCTCGATTTCTCTAAGCGACATTGAAGTTTTCATTTAGTTTTCCTTTCGTATTTTATTTAGTTAGATTATAGCGGAAGCCACCGACATTTAGTCGGAATGGCTGACCGCAATAGTAGCCCAAAAATCTTTACCCCATGTTTTAGGGTCAGAAGGATTATAGATAGGGCGAACCTTTACGGCATACGCTTCGGCGTTTTCGCCAACCCAAATTTCTGGGCGTTTTGTTGCGTAAGTAATTAGTCCGTCTTGCGGATAGCGATTAGTGGAACGATAATAAGTTCCCTCGAGAATGTTTTCAGTAGAGTATTTTTTTATCATTTAGTTTTCCTTTCATTTTGTTACTCCGTAATTTTACCAAAACCCACTGACATTTTTCTACTTACTAGCGAGTAATTCCATATTTTGAGACGCTCAGCGGTGTGGGAAATATCACAAAATCTCGGGCGTGTCGCAAATTTCCAGGGTTTTTTAAAATCGGACATAAAAGACAAATCGCCCGCACACTCGTTACGGGCGGGCGCAGCTTTTGTCAAGCCGACACGCCGTTAGGTTAGTGTGATATATGCCACACAGAAGCCTAAGCCTACGCATAGGGCTAGCAGGGCGGCGGCATGGATAAGGTGTATCACTTAGCACACCTCTCACATGGTTCTATTGTATATTCATGACGATCACCTACATAGATGACCTTTCTACCATAGCATAAAGAGCATTTCATTTTATATCGCCTCTGCCAATTCTTCCAATTCAATTTCATCTTCTAATTCTAGCATTTCCTCTAGTGATACTTCAATAGGGTCTGCCTCTACTTCATCATAGTATTCAATTTCATATCCGTGTTGAATACTTTCATACTTGTATGAGTTATCTGTGTTATCGAATGAATACATTTTTATTTCCTTTACTTTCTGTTCTTCCATACCTTATACGCTACCACTGACACGATAGCAATTCCAATTCCTAGCCATGATGCGTAGAAATCAAATTGAGCGGTTTCAAAGGCTATTCCGTCAGAGCCTAGTTCTATTAGTAAGTATCTATCCATTTTCTTTATTTCCTATTCGTTTAGTTAGTTAGTGGGTCTTATTTGCTAGGCTCACCCGCTAGGCGGTTTATTTGCTAGGCTCATACCCTTATTTAATTGTTATGTCTGTAAGACTATCACCTATGACCGACATTATCAAGGCGACACGCCGTTAGGCGTATGTGATTTAACTCACATGCGCTACGGCTACGATACGATAGGTATCTGTTAGCCTGTTAGTAGGGCGAACACGCACACGATACGCGTCAGCGTTAGCATAGTAAGCCTTGTCATAAGGCTCGGCATCTTGAATGATACCTTCTAGAGATTGGCTACGATAAGCCTTACCGATTAGGAGAGATTCTACTGAGTATAAGTTTGACATATTTTATGTCCTTTCTTTAGTTTCTAATAATGGAATACTATCATGGGTGACTGACATTATCAAGACGACACGCCGTGTGTTGCGTGTGAGTTGCCTCACATTAGTCGAAGTAGACAGCACCCCTAACACCCTTATGGGTAGCGCATACATTACCTCTAGGGATAGGTGTGTGACACTTGAAACACAACATCTGAACAGGTGCGTTAGTGACTATCGCTAGTTCTAGGTCTAGTAGTTCTGAGGTAGTCGCCTCGTCTATGGATACCCAGCCAGCACCCTCGTTATTCATGCGAAACATTTCTAGTGACATGTATTGTCCTTTCATTTATCTAATAATAAAATACTAACACAGGGCACTGACAAATAGCAACTCTAAAATGCGAACAATTCGGACATTGTGATATGTTTCACATGAAACATTAGTGAGATACATCACAATAATGGGCGCACTATCCAAAATGTCCGATTTCGCTAAGTAGTGCATCATACATAAAAAATCTATATTAACATTTTTAGAAATCTAAATTGTAGTCGACTAGAATATATGGCGGTGGTATAATAAATACATGACAGATCCATTAATATTTAATTCATACTATAGATCAGCTAATGTGTTCTCATCCTTTTTGGCTGGTAAAATGATAAATTTCCCTACTACAACAAATCATAACCCTGAGCTATATTCAGATAAAACAAAGAAACAAGTTGTATTTTTTAGAAATCCATATGACTGCATCCCTTCTCTGGTTGTGAAAAGAAGAGTTGATTCTAATGTAGAGCTACCAACATACTCGAATTCGGCGGGAATAAATAACGATATAATATCTGCAGCAAAAGAATACATACACTACATTGAAAAAGCAAAAGAAAATTTTGACAACATCTATGTAGGTCACTTTGAAACCTATATACAAGATCCTATAGCTGAATTAAAAAAGATAGCAAAATTTTTTGATTTAGAGCTATTACCAATAAATAATTCCTTTGAAGATATCTATGATCAGATAGAAAAAGAAATGTTTAATCAACCTGGTCCTGTAAGAGCAGAAAATTTAATGAGTTCTCATGATGGACATATGCCAAGAGAAAAAACAGAAGCAAGATTGGCAATAGAAGAATACATAAAAAATTTCGACGATAAAACTTTAAAAGATTGTTATGAATTATATTTAAATATGCAGTACACTAAAATATAGTCGACTAAAATAACTATTGACATCAGTATTTTTACAATGCTATACTTTAGATCGGTTTGTGGGGGGCTTACACTGAAACTCAATATGTACCAGATGTAGCTACAAATAAACCTCCTTATCTCTCTTTTGTAATTTTTACAATTGGGGGGAAAGGGGGGCTTTCCTAAAATCTAATATCCCCAGATATCACTATATAATATATACTATATATAGTAAAGAAAAAGGCGGGAATAATGGTAAAACCTTGGGACCTATTCAATCCAAATAAAAAAAGATCAGAAGAAGAACTATACACATATAGACTCGACATTTGCGATACATGTCCTAGTTTGATACAATTAACACAACAATGCAAGGAATGTGGCTGTATTATGCCTTTGAAGGCTAAATTAAAAGATGCCACATGTCCCTTGGGGAAATGGTGATATTAGTGTATTACGTAAATACAACAACATTGATGATATATGTGGCCAAGATTGATATGGGATCATGGACTCCTCAAGAATATATATTTGGCCCAGAGATTAAATGGAATGATGAGTTCTTCTAATTTTCGGCTCACTTCCGCCGCCGCACTTTTTTCACTTATTAGGATCTATATATGATATTTTATTATTTCGGTGGTAGCTTACATGATAAAAATCAAATGACTAATTTAGATGATTTAGGATTTAAAGGTGTTCTATTTACTTATGTTCCACACCAGGGCGACGTGTTTACTTGGATGGTCGACAACATGGATAAGTCAAAAAAGATAAAGTACTTGATCGCTATTCGTCCACATACAATCTCACCTCAATATTTATCTATGATAGCCCATAGTATGGATAAGATAGCTCCTGAAAGATTACAGATAAACCTCATAGCTGGCCATATAAAGCCCGATGAGGTAGATTTCGGGGGAATACTAGGGGAAGTCAATGATCGGTCCTCTGTGAAGGACAGAGTCAATTATATGATAGAGTATTTAGATGTCCTTAACCTGATGGATACAAAATTAGATTTTTATGTCTCTTGTACCAACCCGTATGCGTTTAATGCAGCTGCATCTCACAATAATAAAATAATACTTCCATATCGTGACTATAAAAAAGGTTACTTTGATTTTAGAAAAGATGATGGGCAAGTTGTCCCAGGGCAAAAGTTAGATATTCGGGGTAAAAAGATTATGCTAGCCGTATCTCCAATAATTAGAAATACACAAGATGAAATAGACTCTGAATTTCCGCAAAATATTTCACGAAGAAGTTATTACGGAACTGAATATTTAGATAGAGAAAGATTTACCGCAGACACAGAATATTTTACTTACGAAGACTTTGGTGTTTTCATAAAAAAACTAGAATCTGATGGAATTAAAGAAGTTTTGTTTAACTCTTATTCTGAAAAGGAAAGAGAAAATCTTATTTATTTTACTGCTAGATACATGAAAGAAAATCCTTAGTATTTATTTCTTTCGTAAAAGCCAACTTCTTTTATAAATGCTGGCATAACATATCTAATTGGGCCTTTACCTACATGCTTAACTCCATGATTGTATTCATCTGTTCCAGGGAACATTATTAAGGTTCCAGGCTTAGGCCTTAACGATAAGTTCTTATTTGGCCAAAAAACTTCTCCGTCAACATAATCGTCATTTAAGTATAAAACGGCTGCAAAAAATATGCTTGGGTCAGTATGTTGATCTGTGTGAGCTTTTAACTCCACTCCTTCTTGCATTCTTTGAAATATTCCAAATGACAGATGTAGTTCTGGATTTACTTTTTTAACTAAGTTTAATAATCTTTCTGTAACAACCATAGATATCTTGTACTTGCTTATATGAAGATTTTTGTCATCCCACCCTTGTGTGATTTCATATTTTCCTTCTTTTACAAGATTTTCTACATCGTCTCTACCAAACTTTTCCATGCAAAAAGTTTTAAGCTGGTTTCTGTAATGTATATACCAATCATCTTCTGGTGTTGTATTTATGATATCCCAAAACTGTTCGAGTTCTTGTTCGGATATAAAATTTTCTACTACCAGTATGCCTTCAACTGGCTCGGATGGATTAAATCCAGCTTCGACTAATTCTTTTTTCAAGAATGTCATTTATTATCCCTTGTTGGCTTTTTCTGTCTTCCAAGCTGCGTAAGCTGCTTTTTCCTCTTCTGTTCCAAATTTTTCAAAAAGAATATCAGACTTATCTAAGTCAGTCTTTCCTTCTTCCCACTCCATGCTAAGCTTAATACCAACTTCATTTTTTTCTTCAGGGCTTACGACAAGTCCTTTTTCTTCAACAAGGCCTTCTACAAGACTTATCATATACTTAGACTGTAATTCCTTATTGTCGGTATCTTGAAAATAATTTTCTGACATATGCATATCCTCCTTAAGTGATATTGACTATTATAGCAAATATCCCAATCAGAGGCGGATCCGATTGGGATATTCTATAACAAGGGGAGACTTGCTCGACCCGTGCTACTTCTTTTTAAATACAGATATTAATTTAAACCAGGCTAGCTCTATCTTAGACTCTAGGTCCTGCTTGCCATTTTCACCAGGCTGGTGCTTTGAGCCATGATTATATGGAAAGTATGGCCCATAAATTCTTTTGGCAAAGTTTCTTGGCATATAATAATTATACCACTTTTTATTGTTTTATAATATCTTTTTGAACTAAAGCATCATAAACTAAACCTAAAGAAAAATTAATTGAAGGAGTACTTTGGTCAATAAGCTTAGCAACTTCTTCTTCAGACATGCCAGCTTGTAACGCCATACCCTTATTACTTTCATTAAAGGTTTCAGTCATAATTGCTACAACTTCGTCTCTAGTCATTCTTATCCTCTTCCGCTCTAAATGCTGGGGAGGGTCCCAGCAAAAATCCTTCTTTGTGATATTCTACCATTTTGGATATTTGAAGTCTAGAGTCTTCATCTTTTGCTAAAGAATTAGCTACTAGCATTAAAACATCGTATATTCTATGAAGCATAATATAATTAACCATAGGCAGGTTATCTTCTAAATTTTGTGGCTCATCCATTGTTTTGTTCTACTGCATTTATGTCAGTCAAAATTTCTTCTATTGTCTTGCCTTCAGATTTTGCCTTTTCTAAATATGTAACAAAATAATTAATTGCTTTTTCAGCAATAAAGCTTCTAGGTATATGAACACATGGAATTACCATAGACAAATTTAGAACTAAATCTTTATTAAACTTACTTTCCATTTATTAAACCTTCCATATTTTTATAAAGGTGAATTCCAATATATTTTTTATAGTCACAGGAAAGGCAGTATACAAATATTTGTTCTTCCCCGTCCTCATTTGCAAAAAGAAGGCCTTGGTCCAGTGGGCAATCCATCTGTGGAACAAGACCCTCTCTTGCGAGAGTTAAATATTTAGACACTATCTGTATCTTAATATTTATCTCCTAACTACTTTGGAAATTGAGTAATCAATTTCTTTGCTTTTGGTATAGAATTTGGCCATGATGACCAATTCTTTCCGCCTTGAGTCATATAATACGTTATCTCTGCGTTTATGACTGGATCAAATAATAGTACATTTGATCTCAATTCGAATTTCTCTTTACGATCTGTGCCAAGAGTTCCCAGCATATTGATCTGAAAAATTCCGTAGGAACTGTCTCCAGTATTCCTGTTGCCATTGTATGCCATAGGGCGTCCATTGGACTCCGCTTTGGCAATGGCCCACGCCATTTTAAGGGCGCTTCCTTCAAAACCAACAGATTGTAAAAGTTTTATTAACTCTTTATCTGTTAACATTTCTGAAGGTTTGTATACAGTATTGCTGAATTTTTCCAGCGTTTCTCTTTTCAGTTGTGCTTCTGTCTTAGACTCCACCTTTGCGGGCAGAGCTTCGGCGGGCGGAATGTTAATAACTGGCGTACCAGAAAATAAAAACATTAAACCAACCGCTATTGCAACATAATGATGTATTACATCACTAAGTTTTTCTTTTATATTCTCCATTGGCATTTCCTCCATTAGAGATAACGGACTATAATAATAACATTGTTTTATAATATATGTCAAGTTAGTTGACTAAAAAAATATTTATAGTTAACTAATAATGTTATAGTTTATTTACTATAAAAACAATCAAACTACTTCCCTTCTAGATTTTTCTTTGGTAGAATTATCTTCTTACTAATTTTAAAATAAACCGCAAGGCGGAGAAAAGGTGCTATATGTCGAAAGTTATTGAAAACCCCTATGAAAATTTTATTGCATTATCTAGATATGCAAGATGGATACCAGATGAGAACCGTCGTGAAAAATGGGGAGAAACTGTAGACCGATATTTTGATTTTATGTTAAGCCACCTACAGAAAAACTTTAACTATTCACCAGATAAAAAACTTGTAGACGAATTAAAAGAAGCAGTATACGACAGAAATGTTATGCCATCAATGAGAGCAGTAATGACTGCTGGTGCTGCCCTCGACAGAGATCATGTAGCAGGATACAACTGCTCATTTGTTCCAGTTGATTCGCCAAGATCGTTTGATGAAACTATGTATATCTTAATGTGTGGAACTGGTGTTGGGTTCTCAGTAGAATACAAGTATGTTAATAAACTACCTGCCGTTCCAGAATCATTTGAGAAATCTACTACGACAATTGTAGTAGAAGACTCTAAAACTGGTTGGGCAAAAGCATATCGTGAACTTCTTGCAATGCTATGGGCAGGACAGATTCCATCTGTAGATGTATCTAAGCTTCGTCCAGCAGGTGCACGTCTTAAGACAATGGGTGGAAGATCTTCTGGACCTCAGCCATTGATTAATCTTTTTGATTTTACTATTGCAAAGTTTAAGTCAGCAGCAGGTCGCCAGTTGAAGCCTATTGAGGCACACGATATAATGTGTAAGATAGGCGAAGTTGTAGTTGTTGGCGGAGTCCGAAGGTCTGCAATGATTTCTTTGTCCAATATTAATGACATTGAAATGGCTGCAGCAAAGTCTGGTAACTGGTGGGAAAATAACACACAACGAGCACTATCAAATAATTCAGTAGCATATTCTCGCAAACCAGAAATGGAGCAGTTTATTGCGGAATGGAAAAATTTATATGACTCAAAATCAGGTGAGCGTGGCATATACAATGTTGCCGCTGCTCAAAAACAAGCAGCAAGATGGGGACGCAGAGATCCAGAAATCCACTATGGAACTAACCCATGCTCAGAAATTATCCTTCGCCCTTATCAGTTCTGTAATTTATCCGAAGTTGTAATTCGTGAAAACGATTCATTAAAGGATATTGAGAATAAAGTAAAGTTGGCAACAGTTCTTGGAACGTGGCAGTCAACCCTCACAGATTTCAAATATCTTCGTAAAATTTGGAAAGACAATACTGAAGAAGAAAGACTATTAGGAGTTTCTCTAACAGGTCAGTTTGGACATAAGTTTATGTCTGGAAAAGAAGATTTGACAAAGCTTGGAAAGTTTTTAGAAGACATTAGGGATGTTGCAAGATTTATTAATAAAGCAGAAGCAGATAGAATTGGAATTAACGAGTCTGCCGCAATTACTTGTGTTAAGCCATCTGGAACAGTATCCCAACTTGTAGGAGTATCTTCTGGAATGCATGCATGGCATTCTGAATACTATATTCGTACAGTTCGTGGTGATAAAAAAGATCCATTATCAACATTTCTAAAAGAAGTTGGAATTCCAGTAGAAGACGATTTCATGAAGCCAAACGATACATACGTTTTCTCGTTTCCAGTAAAAGCACCAGAAGGCGCTATTGTTCGAGACGATTTAACTGCAATTGATCATTTAAATACTTGGCTTGTTTATCAACGTTCCTGGTGTGAACATAAACCATCAATTACTGTATCTGTTAAAGAAGAAGAGTGGATGGAAGTAGGTGCTTGGGTATATAAGCATTTTGATGAAGTGTCTGGAATCTCATTCCTACCGCACTCAGATCATTCATATAAACAAGCTCCATATCAAGAAGTAACAAAAGAAGAATATGAAGAGCTTCTTGCAAAAATGCCAAAGTCTATTAGATGGGAAGATTTATCATTTTATGAAACAGAAGATGGAACTAGCGGAACTCAGACCCTTGCTTGCACTTCTGACGGTAATTGTGAAATTGTAGATATTTCGGCTTAGTGGTACAATTAATATTGGGTTAACACCCAAAATTCCTGGGTACAAGACCCAGAAATAAGGAGGTCTTTAATGAAAGAAGATCTTAATAATGATGGAAAGGTAACAATGCAAGAAAAAATTCTAGCAGCGTTAGCAAGCTATGGTCGTCACTTTTTAGGTGCCGCTATTGCTCTATACATGACTGGTAACACAGACCCAGGAGATTTAATTAAGGGTGGTATAGCAGCCTGCTTGCCAGTTATTTTAAAGGCATTAAATCCAAACGAACCAACCTTTGGATTTACAAAGAAGGCATAATTAAGTAGTTGATTAGGATTACTCCTATGCTAAAATTGAGCATGGGAGTTTTCCTATTTTAGGGGTACTAAATGGCTGCACAGAAAAATTTTCAAGTTGATCAAAATGCAACTTTTAATTTTGAGGTTCAATATCTTGATGAAGATGAGAACCCGATACAGCTTAATTTTCATACAGCAAAAATGCAGGTAAGAGATACTCAGGGTGGGAAAAAAATAGCTTTTACATTAACAGAATCCGACGGAATAACAATAAGCCCTACAGAAGGAAAACTTTCAATTTCTATATCAGCAGACAGAACTAATAAAATGTTTTATCCAAAATCAGCATATGATTTAATTTTAATTGACCCAAGTGTAAATAAGACAAGACTTTTAGAAGGATATATGACTTTAAATAGAGCGGTGACAATTTAATGGGAACACGGTTAATAGTAAACGAAGATAACCCCTTAGTAGTTGTCAGGGCTTCTGGTGCACCAGGACGAACAATTATTAGCGGAGAGGGAAACCCATCTAATTCTCTTGGGGTTCCTGGAGACTTCTATTTTGATAAAACCACTACTAGATTCTGGGGTCCTAAAGATTCTTCTACAAATACTTGGAATATATCTAATAGCTTTATTTTAGATAAGCAGATATCCTTGACAGCCTCATGGGAAATGGCTCAATTGGTGTTAGATGGGGATGTTTATAAAATAGCTATATCCCATAATTTAGGGTTCCACCCAAATGTAACAGTTAAGTCTAGCTCTGGCGACATATTAGAAACGGGAATAGACTATAATAGTCTTAATACAATTACACTGATAATGGCACAGCCGTTTTCAGGGACAGCACATCTGTCTTAAAGGGAGTGAAAAATGGCAAGAAAATTTTTGGTTAGCATTGACCTAAATAAGAATGAACTACTCAATGCCAGAATCCAGAACTTAGGAACTGCACCAAGCAATCCAGTTACTGGTCAAATTTATTATAACTCAAACGATAATCTTTTATATTTTTGGAATGGAACAGAATGGCTAACAGCCTCTGGTGATTTTGGAGATAGTAATTATACAACTAGAATAAAATTTGGAGATTCTGTAAGTCATGGATCTTCACCTTATGTTGCACATGCTGATCACAAGCATGATGTTGCCGATATTATTGGCACAGCAAATCAAATTACTGTTACAAAAGCTGCTAATGGAGATGCAACCCTTTCTCTTCCATCGCAACTTAATGTAACAAATGTTGATGCTGATACATTAGATACAACTGGCAATGTAGACATTGGCGGAACTTTAGAAGTTACGGGTGGAACTACATTAAATGGTTCTGCAAACTTAAATAGCACATTACATGTTGATGGTGCAACAGAATTACAATCAACACTAGATGTTGATGGCGCAACAACACTAAATAATACACTTACAGTTTCTGGAAATACATTATTAAATGGAAATGTTGACATAACAACAGGTACTTTAGATGTTGGTGGAGCTGTAAAACTTGATTCTACTTTAGAGGTAGATGGATCATCTCAATTTGATGGTGCAGTAACAGCAAATTCTACTTCTACTGTTAATGGAATATTTACAGCCAACTCAACATCAACATTTAATGATGATGTTCAAATTAATGGAAATCTTGATTTAAATGGAAACTCAGATGTTTCTGGAACATTAGATGTTACAGGAGCAGCAGACTTTGCAAGCACGTTAGACGTAACTGGTGCAGCCACATTCAATTCGTCTATTGTTGTTGATGGCACAGCCACATTTAATGGTGAAGTTACTGCAGTATCCAATCTTGAAGTAACAGGATCTACTGACCTAAATGGTGGGTTAGACGTTACTGGAGATACAACAATAGGCGGAAACCTTCAAGTTAATGGAAGCTTAAATGTAACAGGCTCTATTAACTCTGTAAATACTACTCAGGTTAATATATCAGACAATATAATTAATTTGAATAGTGATATGCCTCATACTCAGGCTCCCTCTGTAGATGCAGGCATAAAGGTTCATAGAGGCACAGAAAACGATGTACAGATCCTTTGGAACGAAACATCTGATCAGTGGACATTATCAAATGATGGAACAAACTATCACGAGATAACAAGAAAATATAAAGAAACACTTAGCACATCAGCTACAACATATACAGTAACACACAACCTCGGCACAAAAGATGTTGTTGTTCAAATTTATGAGGTTGCTTCTCCATATGCCCAAATAGAAGCAGATGTTGAACACACTTCAACGTCGGCGGTAACTATTAAATTTGCTGTAGCACCTTCAGCTGGAGAGTATAGAGTAGTAGTAATCGGATAGGAGTTTAATAGTGGCTCGTAAATTTAAAGTCCCATTAAACTTATCTGGACTAGAGTTTGACCCTTTATCTGCCTCTGAGGGAGATCTGTATTTTAATACAGTATCTCAAAAAGCAAGATATTACTCAGGAAATCAATGGCAGGATTTAGGTGCACAAGCATTTGCACATGTAAGTTCAACACTGCCATCTCCAGAAATATCTTATGAAGGAAAAATCTGGTACGACAATGATGACGCTAAACTTTATGTTTATGATGGCACATACTGGGTAGAAGTTTCCCTTGGTCCAGAAGGCCCAGCAGGTCCAGCGGGACCAGCAGGTGGCACTCAAGGAATACCAGGACCGCAGGGGCCACAAGGTGAACAAGGTTTACAGGGACCACAAGGATTACAAGGAATTCAAGGACCGCAAGGAATTCAAGGCGAACAAGGTGAATCTGGTCCACAAGGCATTCAGGGCCCACAAGGTATTCAGGGTGAAGTTGGCCCACAGGGACCTCAAGGGCCACAAGGAATTCAGGGAGAGCAAGGAATACAAGGCTCTGCTGGAACATCTATAGTATTAAAGGGATCTGTAACTAATGAAACCTCTTTACCTAATACAGGTAATGTAATTGGTGATAGTTATATTAATCAAGATAACGGAGATCTTTATGTTTGGGACGGATCTCTATGGAATAATGTTGGACAAATTGTTGGACCACAAGGACCTCAAGGACCGCAAGGAATCCAAGGAGAACAAGGTATTCAGGGTGAAGTTGGCCCACAGGGACCTCAAGGGATACAAGGAGAAATTGGACCACAAGGATTACAAGGAATTCAGGGTCCACAAGGAGACCAGGGTCCACAAGGTATTCAAGGAGAGCAAGGCGAACCTGGTCCACAAGGTATTCAAGGTCAACAAGGAATTCAGGGTGAGCAAGGATTACAAGGGCCACAAGGAATTCAGGGTGAGCAAGGATTACAAGGCCCACAAGGCATTCAAGGTGAATCTGGACCAGGCGTATCAGAAGGTGGAACTGCTGGACAATTTTTAATAAAATCTTCTGCAATCGATTATGATACAGAGTGGCACACTCTACCTTCTGCTAATTTAACATCTATAGATGTAGAAAGACTAAGCGGCACAACAAGTTCAGTTCAAGAACAATTAGACGACTTAGCATTTAACTTGTCTAATACAACTGGTGAGTTTATTCCATTATCCCAAAGAGGAGTTCAAGATGGAGTTGCAACATTAGACGGAAACGCAAAGATACCAGACATTCAAATTCCAGATTCAATTGCAAGAGATACAGAGATTATAACTAGCTATAATGATTTAACGGATAAGCCAGTAATACCTAGCTTGACTGGATATGCTACTGAAACTTATGTCAATACTGCAATATCTAATCTTGTAGACTCCGCTCCAGAAACTTTAAATACTCTTAATGAGTTGGCGGCAGCATTAGGAGATGATCCTAATTACGCTACAACAATAAGTAATGCTATAGGAAATAAATTAGATTCTTCTTTAGCTTCTTCTACATACTTGACTCAATCCAACGCAATTGCTACTTATGCTCCACTATCTTCTCCGACCTTTACTGGTACAGTTTCTGGAATTACAAAATCAATGGTTGGTCTTGAAAATGTAGACAATACATCTGATGCTAACAAACCAGTTTCAACTGCCACACAAACAGCACTTGACACTAAGCTTGATAAGCTTACAGTAAGAAATCCACAGGCAGCAACCTATATTGTTGTTCCTGGAGATTTAGGAAAACTTATTGAAATGTCTGGCGGAGGATTTTTAGACATAGTAGACTCATCTTCATTTGCAGTAGGGTTTACGGTTAATATATTACAAACAGGTGATTCTCAGGTTACTCTTAGAGGATCTGGATTTACCATAGACGCAACTCCTGGATTGAAATTGAGAGCTAAATGGAGTTCAGCAACCCTGGTGAAAAGAGCATTAAATTCTTGGGTCGCCATGGGCGATTTGAGCGTATGATATGTTTAGTCTATTTGGTAGACACGGAAGAAGAAAAAGAAATGTTCCAAATTTATCTGGAAAATCTAGGTCTCAAGCTAAAAACGATTTAAATTCTTTAGGGTTAAATTATACAGAATCATATATAGATACTGCAAATATTAATCTTGATAATTTAATTCAAAGTCAAGGAGTTTCAGAAAACTCAGTTTCTTTATTGGGAGATACTGTTCCTTTTGTCTATTATAGATATGTAGCGCCTCCATTCTTCCCGCCGTTCTTCCCACCATTCTTCCCATTCTTCCCGTTCTTCCCACCGTTCTTCCCGCCGTACTTCCCATTCTTCCCACCGTTCTTCCCACCTTACTTTGCACCGTTCTTCCCGCCATTCTTCCCACCATCATTCCCATTCTTCCCGCCATTCTTCCCACCATCATTCCCATTCTTCC